CTACATGCTACACAGTGTAGTATATTTAATATCGAGCCTGGTGGCTTCTCGCTCGATAGCGCAATGGTTCAGTTGAAATATTGGAATAACGTGTACATGTCAATGTACTCCAAGAACGTTGATCCAATCCCGATTCCTGAACCGAAAAAGGGTGTGGTAAAGCTATACCACAGTACTTTTGCCCACCGTCTCCGCCGTGCGATTGCTCGTGCTCCGCGACCGAAGGAACTAAGATTCCTTCAAAGCGTGAAGAACAGCAAATCTGCTTGGCCAGAAGGTGAGAATGCATTACGAAATCGCGCACTACTGAAACATAAAGAATGTGTCACAGTAGTCCGCCCCCCGCCCCATGCCTCCGCATTATACGCCTTAGCACAGAGCGCGAAACGCGTCCTGAAGCCACTGTTTCCTAGGGAATCAGGTGAGATAGTTTTTCTCCCTGAACCTATGGAACCGTCGCTGATGGATTGTGATTTCCGATTTAATCGAACACCCATGCTAAGGAAAGTATATCCCAAAGTTGGATTAACAAAGGTCTGCCCTACTGGCCGATCATGTTATTCTCACGATGAGTATGCTTCACGTACTAACGGAGGTACGAAATACAAATTACCTACATTCTCCCCGAGGATCCCCGCTGATGAGGGGGTGAGGGTTGAGGATTTTGAGGTTTTAGGAGTGAAGGAGAGAGCGCTACTCTTCTCACTCAGTGGCGCCAGTAAACATCAACTTGATCTACATGCATACCGCAAAGATATTCTTACGAGGAATTATCTTGAGGCATTGCGTTGTATTGAACAAGGAGTTTTCTGTCGCGAGAAGGTCTGTACTATCACAGAGCCGGCTAAATATCGAGTAATCTCTATTGGCCAGGCCGCTCGGAACAACCTTCTCCAACCTCTTCAAGCAGCCCTCATCAACTGCTGGAAGAAAACGTCGAATAGTACCATGAGAGACGAAGACCTTACCGAGAAGGTCACAACGTTAGCATCCTTTCTTTCAAAGGCTTGCCATAACTTGAAATTCGCATCATGGGACTACTCCTCCGCAACGGATAAACTCAGCCGAGTTTGTTCCGTCGAGGTCCTAGATACACTTAGAGATCCCCAAGGCCACCCGCTGGTGCCTGGGTTAGACATCGCTACCAAATCCTTTGGTAGTGGTGAAATTCAGTATCCTAAGTGTAATGAAAGTAAATCATATGACTACTTGTATGATGAGGACTTTGAAGGAGAGAGAAATGGAAGATTTGTCCATACGGACGGACAGCCTATGGGCCATCCACTTTCCTTTCCTCTCCTTTGCATTATTAATCGTGCATGTCTTGAACGAGCGCTAGCCCATTGGGTTCTAGAGGCTCAAGGAGACATGTTAAATACTGATGGATTATCACGCTTCGAAATTAAGAAGCTGAAATGGGAGTGGGAGTTTAGAACTCACGCTTCCCCCAGAATCCTCAGTACAGCGATTATTAATGGAGATGACATCTGTTTCCGGTCAACAGAGAGGCTCTTCAAGCTGTTTGAAGAGGCAGGTAATGAACTGGGTTTTGAGAAATCAATTGGGAAATGCTACCTCTCTGAGGAGTACTGTACCATTAACTCTCAGAACTTTGAGCTCGTAAGATCCAAGACAACCCAACGCTATAAAGTGACAAGGTGTGGTTTTATCAATTTTCACGTTCTTCATGGAACTGAATCTTATAATACCCCCCTGAACTCCGCCAATGGCTTCGTAAAGATATCGAAGCACTGTCCCGAGTTTAGAGACACACTTAAAGCTTGTTTTGGCAGATACAAAAAGTATACAATGCCCAACCATTGTTCTAAGAGAAATGGAACCTTTCATGGCTTTACGCCTAATTGGTTCATTCCCCGAGAACTTGGTGGTCTTGGTGTCCCTATGGAATACTGTTTAACAGATCCTAAGATAACCAGACCTCAACGGCTTGTAGCGGCTCACTTCTACCTGGACCCGAAGAATGCACTATTCCGGTCCTCCATAAAAACTGGAAAACCACTCGACCTTGGTTTTGAGATTCCCCTACAAAAGAGTAGATGGGTGATCCCCAATCCTGAGGAAGAGACTCCACTAGAGTGGAACCACCCAGAAGATAGTTCTTGGCAAGAACGCCTTCTCTATGCTACGCACTTGAGTAATTCTCTACCAACCGATAAGGATGGTGAGACTTTACTAGTGCGACAGATAAAGAGATGTTATGCCTTGAAACCCATGGCCTTGGATAAGGTCTTGGCGCTATCCACGGGGGGCTGTATGCAATACGGTCCTCCTCTGGGATGTCCCCCCCTCATGTCGATGGCGGCGCACTTGCGCGCATTGACTGAGGGAATGGCGTCGCCCCCCTAATCTTCCAAAACTGTTGATCTTATCCAATTGTAAAACTTTCAGTGCCAACCAACTGCCTTTGCCATTTGCAAGGAGTTGGACAGTGCCAAGAGACTACACGGAAGAGATCACCAGTTTTGGAGATTGGGCGGCGATGAATAGTCCTGTTTAGTATCGCAGCAGGCCATATAGATACTGTAAAAACAATCTATTTATCCACTTCTAATGAAGAGAAACAACAGACGTCAGACGTCAAAAATGAAGGCTGCCCAAAGCAAGGCAGTCCGCTCAAAAAAGCAAACCCGCTCAAACACCAACCCTCATCGGGGACGGAAGGTGATGAGAGCGGTCGGTTCCGCGATTGGCGGATACCTAGGAGGAAGCGCTGGAGCCCTGATTGGGGACTCAGCCGCAGAGATGTTCTCTCGCCTCACCGGAATTGGTGATTACAAGGTCAATCAAAATTCCATCCTAAAGCCCAATCAAGCCCCACATTTCCAGGAACTACCTGGAGGTGGCATACGTGTTCGACATTCCGAATATGTGAGAGATATCCTGGCCGGTACGGAGGTTGGTGCATTTGATTATATCAATTTGCGACTAACACCCTCCGACCCAGGGTCCTTTCCATGGCTGTCCAACATTGCGAATAACTATGAAGAGTTCCGTTTTCACGGATGCGTCCTCATGTATAAAGCAATGTCTGGAACCGCTGTTGGAAGCACCAATACGACCCTTGGGTCTGTTATTGTTGCCACACAATACGATGTCAACCGCCCCCCCTTCCGTTCCAAACGGGAGATGGAGGCATCTCAGTATGCCGTCTCCACGGTACCCTGCGATAATCTTCTCGCTCCGATTGAATGTGATCCTAAACTCGATCCTGTGAAGCAGTATTTCTGCAATCCATCAGGAAAGATATCGGACACCGATCGTCGAATGCATGAGAAGGCCGTTGTTACAGTAGCG